TACAGGGATGGAAGAACTTGGTGTTGACCGATTAGAATTTAGTGCTACTATGGATGACCGTACTTCTGCAACTTGCGAAGAATTAGATGGCAAAAAGTATTCCATAGGTGAAGCAAAAAGTCTTATTCCGGTTCATCCCAATTGCAGATGTGCTATGTTACCTGTAATAGGAAAAACATCTGTTTGTAGATTTACAAAAGGAATAGAAAAAGCTGCATGTATTCCACCTAATGATTTAGGTAATGCACAAATAGATAGTTTGCTAAATCAATTAAAACGTAGTAAGGATCCTGCTGAAAGAAGAAAGATACGTAGTGCGCTTAGAAAATTAGGACACAAGGGTGGACTAAAAAAACCTACACCTTCTAAAGTTCCACAAGAAGTTCCAACATCTGTACCTGCTGGAGCTGAAAAACCTACTTATCCAGATTGGGGTACAAGTAGTCGTTGGACAGGGGCTCGAAAAAAAGGAACAATGACGGGTGAAGAGCGACTTACAGCTTTAGCTAGGGAAGGTGGCAAATATCCTAATGATCCTTCAATTGATGTTACTGTGAATTTAAGAGGTAAAACAGTAAGAACTCCTGCTTGGAAGTTTTGGCAAAAAATTACAGCTCAAAATAAGAAAACAGGACTTGCAAAACCTACTCCTTTTCCTTCTGGAGAATTAACTCAAGATCAGGTTTTTAAGTATGCTAGTGCTAAACAAAGATATGCTGTTTATCAGTGGCAGTCAGAAGAGTTCATCTCAGTAGAGATGACTAAAATACAAAGAGGTCTCAAACCGGTAACAACTTGGAGAGGAAAACAAGCTCAATATTACTTGACTCATTTAGAAGATTTAGTTAAGCACATGCCCAACTATAAAGGTACTACTTATAGAGGCATGACTTTGGATAAAGCGCAAGCTGCCAAAATGTTTAGTAAAGGAAAAACTTGGACAGCTGAATCTTTTTCATCTACCAGCCCAAAGCTAAGTATAGCTCGTCAGTTTGCAACAACTGAAGCAACAGACCCTAATCGTGTTGGTATTGTTATAAAGTCAACTCAAAAAACTGGAGCTGAACTAGGTAAATTCAGAGATTATTTACACCATGCAGAAAATGAGATATTGGTAAGAAAAGGAACTAAGTTTAAGATAGATAAAGCTGTACTAAAATATGACAAAAAATTAGGTGGAAAATATTGGGAAGTTTCTATGAGTGAACTTTAAGAGAGGACAGTTAGTCAATGAAAGAACAAACAAATAATCAAATCACTCGTTGGATGAAAATTGCAATTGAGGTAGGTATATTGCTTTTTGCTGTAGCTCTTGCTTGGAGCACTATAAGAGGAGATGTAGCAGTAAATACCAAAGACATTGGAAAACATGACATCAGAATCGCTACATTCGAAAAAGAACATACAAACGTTAAAGCAGACATACGTGAGATTAAGGTTATGCAAAGAGTCATTGGCGGAGATATTAAAGAAATCAAAGAAAGCTTAAAATGAGAATAGAAGACGTAGACAAAACCAGACTTTCAAAAGCTTGTGACAAGGAATTGCTTATTCTCAAACTGCGATTTACGCAAGCATGGGACAGAAACATCAAGAACAAAAGTCCTATTGTAGTCAGCGATCTCAGTCGTAATCGGTTTCTCAAAAGCTACAAGCTGCTTCTGGATGAGATAGGTACACGCAAGCTTGAGCTTAGCACTAGCGCTATTGACAAGGCTACTTTTAAGAAAGCTATGACTACTGCTAAGTTTGGTATTGATGTATCTGATTTTGAAGATATTGTTGTTGCTCCTGACTGTATTGCAATAGGTACAGATCTGATTGATGATGTTGCAGCATTTGTAAAGCAAAAGCAAGAAGATCTGCTCGAGGAGGTGCTCGATAAATATGCAGAGGAGCATGATCACGCATATATTCCTTTATATGATTTAGTGTTGAAAGCGAAACAAAATACTGCAATTATTGAAGTGTCAAAACCATATCCAAATGAGCACTCTGCTCGATTACAGGATCCGAGTAAATTCGATTCCAAATCCTTCAGGCGAACAAGTGGTGGTATTATTTATGGTTCTAAAAAGGTGCCCTCCACAATTAGTATTATTTGGGGTAAACCGAAAGGCAAAACAAAACCTGGCGATCCTCCAGTAGCTCAAGCATTAAGGTTTCCAGTAAAGAATTGGACATCCCCGAAAGCAAAGAAGTGGCTTGCAGATAATGAGATAGAATTTACATTATTTGAACCTGCTAAAAAAGTATCAAAGAAGCTCAAGAAAAAAGAAGAAAAAACGCTCGATAGATTTATTTCTGTTTATCCAATAGATAAGGCAGATAAAGACGAGCATATAATTTGTGGAGTAGTGTATGAACCTGATGTGGAAGACACTCAAGGTGATAAGGCTAATGAACTTGAGATCCGTAAAGCTGCTTATCAGTTTATGGAACAGGTACAAACTTTCAAGGTTATGCACAAAGGCAAGAAAGTAAAAGTAAAAGTTTTGGAGAGTTATGTGGCTCCAACAGATTTTACAGTAGCAAGTCAGCCAATCAAGAAAGGATCTTGGGTACTTACGGTCCGAGTGCTTGACAAAAAGATTTGGAAGGCTGTAAAAGATGGAGAGCTAACAGGATTTAGTATGGCTGGTTATGCTAAGACAGCATAGGAGATAACTGATGGCAAAAGCACGTTCACTAAAAGATATAGAGCTGAACGAAGTGTCCTTGGTAGACAAGGCAGCAAACAAGAAGAAGTTCCTGTTCTTCAAACAAGAGGACAAGCCGGCAAAAGCTGGCACCAAGAAGTTGAAAAAGAAAATCAATATTGTAATAGACAGTAACGGAACAATCGGTGGGACAAAGATTGCAGTGAATGGAGATGAAATAAAAGATTTGAGAGATTTCCATTTCTCCTTTTGGGGTGGATCAGACTCTACAAATCCTGTTTCGTGTTCATACTCGAAGTTTGTCGAAACCGAAGATGGTTTTAGCCGTTCTGAAACTTTCTATCTTTCAAAAGGAGACGAAGTAATGGACGAGAAAATTAAGAAGCAATTAAAAGAGTATTTTGGCGAAGACGATAAAGTTGATTTCGAAAAAGCAGAAGAGAATAGTATTATAGCTGAAGCACTTGAAACTGTCAATGAGTATCGGGAAGATTTCCCTGATGACTTGAAAAAGGCAGTAGGCAGTATTGCCAAACAGGCAGGTTTGCACATTCCTCAGAAAGTGGAGAAGAAGGAAAAGGTTGCCGAAGAAAAAGAATCTGTTGAAAAAGCCGGTGCCAAACTGTCCAAAGAAACAATGAAAAAGATCACTGACGCTTTAGCTGCTTTGAAATCAATTCTTCCGCAGCTTGAAGAAAAAACTGACAAGTCCGATAATTCTGAGGTAGCAAAATCTATCGAAGAACTCAAAAAGTCCATCAGTGAACTCGAAAAGAAAAAAGAAGATGACACTAAGGATGCTTTAACTAAAACTCTTACCGAGTTAGCCAAAAGACTTGAGACAGTTGAAAAAGGAACTGGAGTCAGAAAGAGTGTTGACGGCCAGGAAGACGAGAACAAGAATGATGCAGGCGGAAAATGGCCTTCAATTACTGGTGCAAAGAAGAGTTAGCACTTGGAAATGTTTTTAATTTTAATGTTTAAGGAGTATACGAAATGAGAACAAATAAGAGTTTGTTGAGTAAGAAACAACAGATTCAGAAAATGGTTAGTTTGCCTGATATTACCTTAGAGGCAGAAGAGGCTGATCGTTTTATTGACTACATTGTAGATGAGTCTGTTATGAAAGGCAAAGCACGTGTTATTCGCATGAATAAAGCAACTAAGAATGTACGTGCGCTTGGTTTAGGCTCTGGAGATTTCCTGCATCCAGGAGATACCTTCAGTTCATCTGAGTACAAGAAAACATTGTCAGAGCAGAAAATAGCCTTGGTAAGCAAAAAGGTTCGTGGTTGTATTGCTATTTTCGATGATGACCTTGAGGATAACGTAGAAGGTGACGCGTTTGCAGATCATCTGATGAAGATGGTAGCAAAGAAAATTGCAAATGAACTCGATGTTGCTTATTGGACTGGTGATACTGGTGCAGGTAATGCTTTTGGTGATACTGACATCAAGAGTTTGTGGGATGGCTGGCGTTATCGTATTGCCAATGGTGACACTGATGGCGATACCTACTACAACTCTGTATCTGGCGGTTCAACAGTTCTTGATGCTACTTCAGCCAGTTCGTTTGACTTTGAAGAAGGCAGAATTGCCATGCACGGTAGTAGTGCTCCATATCTGTGGGAATTCAAGTACAATAAGATCCTGCAGACATTACCTTCAAAGTACAAAACAGGTGGCCTCAAGAATTTGGCCTTCTACAACAGCGATCAAGTAGCGCAGAATTACATTGAAGCCTTAAGTGCTCGCTCCACAATTCTTGGTGATAATGCTATTCTTGGCAGCGCTCCACTTCAGTATGGAATGGTGCCGATTGTTAGTTGTCCGAATATGCCTATCACAATGGATGGCGGCACTCAATCAATAGAAGCTGCAACCGGCGGCTCTTATGCTGATGTAGTGCTTACACCAAATGGGAACTTTGTTATTGGCATTCAGAGAGACATCAAGATTGAATCTCAGCGAGAAGCTGCCGATGAAGCTACCTAC